GTCCAACCGTTGGTAAGCCCATGTAATCTTGAAGGCTGTTTACTGCGTAACCGCCAGCAGGGCTAGTAGTTGTAGGAACAATATAAGATATAGAATCACCCGGATCATTTTGTTCTCCCATAAATTTTTGCCAGTTATTCCATAACAAGCGATTTGGTACAAAGAAGAAGAAACTATCCAGTTTCATGTTATCCATGATCGGGTAGATTGGTGTAGCCATTCGAGCGAAGGCTGTCATGTTAAAGTTGAACGTGTCCCCGGGGAGCACTTCGTTCACGTATACGGGTACAAGATAGCCCGAATCGAGAGTTGTTTTATGTGCGCTTTGCACGTCGAATTTCGAACGTGGTATATCGGCACGAGGCACCATAGCGAATTGGTGTGTATTGACTGAACGATTGCGGTGCATTTTTGTCCTTGGTAGTGTCCTCTGGAAGAGGGTGGGGCTTTCGCCCCGCCCTTCCACGAGGTGGGTTTAGTTAGGAAATTTTAACTTGTTTGCCTAACGATAATAGTTTTGGTTGTTCATGTAAAGCGAATAATCCACTGTTATCGTCGAATTCGCCCAGTTCATATAGGTCGAAGTCGTCGGGGTGGTTGAAAAGCTGATTATCAGCATTATTACGGTTAATTTCATCTGAAAAAGAACGTATTGCTACTCCAGCTGATGGTACGAACATCGGACGTCCATAGGCGTCTGCGGCTCGATCTTTTACGGTACATATAATTTGCTTCATGAGGTTTTTCCTTATGTGAGTTTTCGTTTAAGTTTTTGCAGTTTAGCTTTAGTAACCGTTTCTTTGACGAGCAGGCGTTCATAGCTATGTTCTTCAGGTCGTAGTTTAGCTTGTTTTTCTCGTATGTAAAGTATTTGATCGTATTCATAAGGGTTTTCCTTAGAAAATAATCGATCATAATATTTTGGTGGTTTAAGTTTTTTTCCACGAACTTCTACGTAGTCGTGGGGGTAGACGTCAGTTTTATATTTTTTATACCATTCTGCGCCTATTCCAGGTTTGAGGCTCATTTTGTTGTATTCAGGTTGCATTTTTATTAATTCGCCTGTTTGAAGGTCGCAATATGTGTAATGGTCTTTGTTTACGTCTTTACCGGTTTGTTTTTGCATAATGTATCTAGCAACATATGCAGCTGATTCGAATGTAACGTCTCCAATGGTGGAATAACCATATGGCCAGAGCTTTTCAAGCTCTTCGGATCGATATAAGAGAGAATCAGCGGAAGTCCTTTTGAATAATTTCTTATCATGAAAATCGTATCCGAAGATACAGGCGTGGAAGTGAGGTCGGCCGAAATTTGTGCCGTACTCTCCAGCCATGTAGTAACGAATTTTGATATGTGGATTGGCTTTCCGCAATCTTTTGAAGAATAGTTGGAAGTCTCGATGATCGAGACTAAGGTCTTTTGGTAGGTGTTCATCGTCATAAGTGAGGGTTATAAAACAATTGTTTTGATGAAGTTGCGCTTCATGAATGCAGCGCATTGCCCACTGGCGTGAGCGTTCTAGCCTGCAGCCAATACATTGGCCGCAGGGCAGAGAAATCTGACGATCATGCTCGTCAGTTTCCTTAAATGAAACACGGCGAAAGCTTTGCCGGTTGCATTGTTGATTTGGTGTCCACTTAGATAAGCGGTCAGTGGGTGATAACAGGCCATGTGAGGTGGTCCTTAAATTAATTAAAGTCGAATACCACCCCGCATTGGGTTGGTTTTAAGGTTTGCGTAAGCCGTTTTACCGGCTTGTTTACGGAAAGTCCTTGCGGACTTTGATTTATTGACTTTTTTTCTCATCATTTTCATTTTTTATGTCCTTGGTTATCGTATTTTTTAGGTGATTGGTGTCACCTAGCACAGTTACATCAAGTAAGGTAACTGTGCTGCCCTCATTCTGAGGGCTCGGTGACTTGTTTTTCGGCTGCTACCGCAGGCTCATTATTAGCCGTAAAGCTAATGTTTACGAGTCCAAGCTTCTCAGCTTCGGCTCGGTTGTCTGGGTTGTCCAAGAATTGGACTAAGTTTGCAGGATCATTGGCAAACTTATTGCGAAGTTGAGCCGGCAAGGCGGCAAATTCGCTTTCTGCCGCGATTAACGCGTTCATTGCGGTATGGTAATCATGGACGCCTGAAAAGTCGCCATAGGTACCGCTAATTGTGTTTACGGGCACTAGCCCGGTTTTTCCAAAACGTTCAAGGATGACATTAATGTCACACTCGTCTTTATGGTGCTGCTGCGCCCGGGTGGGTTCCTCACAAACCAGCCCGGACGCATTTGACGCAGCGTTATGGTCATAGTTGTATTGTGTTCTTAAAAATACAGTTGCATTTTTCATATTAATTTCCGTTGTCATAATAAGATGGATAATTATTACGGGGAGGTTTTTTCCCCATGTTCCGGACAGCACTAGCGGCTGATCCTGCACCAATTCCAATGTCTCGGAATATGTTAGCCCCTCGTTCAGCGCCTTTTATATATACGCCTTTTGAGCCTTTATATAGTTCGCCAATCGCTGCGCTCTCAGGCGTTTCTAATTGCGTCCTTACGGTATTAGCGCTGTTATTAGCTGAAATAGCATTATTCAGCTTGATTTGTGATGTTACTTGGTTGACAAACTCCTTGTGTCCAGGAAGTTGTGCACCTTTATTAGCGGCTTCAACGAGGGACAAATTCATATTTGCCCTGTTTAAGTCCTCTTGAGAACCGGCTGCGCCTGCTTGTTCATTTTTTAATTTGATATCAGCAACGTTTTGTCTTGCATTTAATGCAAGTTGAAATGCTTGTTGAGCTCCAGTTGCACCAGAGCCTAAAGCATTTTGTACTTGTGTTGTAGCGCCTACAGGGGTTGTAGCACCCCCTTGGCTATATGCAAGCATTGGATTAAGTCCAGCCTGCTTCATATCAGCAACGGCTCGTTGATATGCAGTATTGGACATCTCCTGTTGAAATGCTTGTTGCTGATCTGCAATAGCTTTATTAGTTTTGTTGGCCTCTTTTTGACCAAAATAGTTGGCAGCTGCAGAAGCTGCCATCATGGCGACCATTGGAAACATATTAGAAGTGATCTATTAAGCCAGGTACAGAGTACATTGGCATTGGTCTTGCCATTTTGACATCAAAAAATGAGTCAAAAAGGAATTGTTGTCCATTAGCTTCCGAGCCTACTGCTAATACTCGGTCTAATGGTGGTGTATCTGCAATGAATGTCTCATTGAGTGTTGGTAATGTATTAAATTTCTGGGCTAAATGCCATCCGTCAAGAGTTCCGGCGGCAGTAGATTTAAATAAACCAGAAATTTGTGAAGGTTTGTAACGATACTCTGCCCAGCGTTCTTGATAGCCAAAGACGTCATTATCTGCGGACGTGCCTTGAACGTAGATTTCTTTGTTTAGGACGGCCTGCTCTCCTAAATGCGCAAAGGCAGGGAAGTAAAAGTCATATCGTGTTGAACGGCTCCACATACGTGGTAAGCCTTGTTGATAAGTTAAATCTGCACGGACGGATACTAATCCGATAATTACGCCGTGTTCAGTAAACGACTGAGTAAATCCATGATTATGAGCCAAGGCAGTACCCATAGCAGCAAGTGTACCCATAGGGGTAGACGATCCAGTAACAGTAGAGCCGCTTGTTTGAGCGATCGGATTGATATTGATATCGGTCGATCCTCCGCCGAGATACTCCGGACGTTGAAGGCGAGCATCAGGACTGACAACGCCAAAGTGAGCGCGAATAATTTCAGTGTATCGAGTACCGCCCCTAGCGTCTCGTTCCAACAGTTTTTGAATCTGAAATGCTTGGCGAAGTTGATTAATTGTTGCAGCAGTTGCTTCTGATAAGTCCGCATATAACGCATTAGCTGAGCTTCCTGAGTCGTTAGTAACTTGTAAATACGTATTTGTATTTGTATACAATTTTGCATTGGCTTCGCCAGGTGTGCGAATTGTTGCAAATCCGCTATTTACATTTGCGGCTATTGGTGCAGATGTACCTAGTGGCAAAGAAACGCTCTCGCCTTTCTGTGGCCAAGGTAATGCTGAAGTAAAATAGTCGTGGCGTTTGCCGCGACGTAGTAATATATAGTCTGCAGGTGAATCAGGACCATCGTCAAGATCGACTGGTCGGCTGTCCTGCAAATTTTGATCTCGGAACCATTCGTTCCAAATCAAATTATATGCTCGTGGCCAGAACGAGCAATGTGTTACGGTTGCGGCTCCGCCGATTTGTCCAACCGTTGGTAAGCCCATGTAGTCTTGAAGGCTATTTACTGCGTAACCGCCTGCAGGGCTTGTAGTTGTTGGGACGATATATGAAATACTATCGCCCGGATCATTTTGTTCCCCCATGAATTTTTGCCAATTATTCCATATTAGGCGATTGGGAACAAAGAAGAAGAAGCTATCAAGCTTCATGTTATCCATAATTGGATAGATTGGTGTAGCCATTCGTGCGAAGGCTGTCATATTAAAGTTAAACGTGTCCCCTGGGAGCACTTCGTTCACGTATACGGGTACAAGGTAGCCCGAATCAATAGTTGTTTTGTGTGCGCTTTGCACGTCAAATTTTGAACGTGGTATATCAGCGCGTGGCACCATTGCAAATTGGTGTGTATTTACTGAGCGATTACGGTGCATGTTTTTCCTTGGTAGTGTCCTCTGGAAGAGGGTGGGGCTTTAGCCCCGCCCTTCCACGAGGTGTTTTTGTTAGGATATTTTAACTTGTTTACCTAACGATAATAGTTTTGGTTGTTCATGTAAAGAGAATAATCCACTGTTATCGTCAAATTCGCCCAATTCATATAAGTCGAAGTCGTCGGGGTGGTTGAAAAGCTGATTATCAGCATTATTACGGTTAATTTCATCTGAGAAAGAACGAATAGCTACGCCTGCTGATGGTACGAACATTGGACGGCCATAGGCGTCTGCAGCTCGGTCTTTGACGGTACATATGATTTGTTTCATGAGGTTTTCCTTATGTGAGTTTTCGTTTAAGTTGTTGAAGTTTAGCTTTTTGTACTGTTTCTTTTACGAGCAGTCTTTCATAGCTATGTTCTTCAGGTCGTAGTTTAGCTTGTTTTTCTCTTGTGTAAAGTATTTGATCATATTCATAAGGGTTTTCCTTAGAATAAAGTTGATCATAATATTTTGGAGGTTTTAATTTTTTTCCACGAATTTCAACAAAATCGTGAGGGTAGACGTCATTTTTATATTTTTTATACCAGTCTGCGCCTATTCCGGGTTTTAAGCTCATTTGATTATATTCAGGTTGTAATTTTATTAGCTCACCCGTTTGCAAGTCACAGAAGGTATAGTGATTTGGGTCTACTTTTCCAGTTTGTTTTTGCATAATGTATCGAGCAACGTAAGCAGCTGACTCGAATGTAACGTCTCCAATGGAGGAATAACCATATGTCCAGAGCTTTTCAAGGTCTTTGGATGTATAAAGGACAGAACCAGAGGCAGTCCTTTGGTGTAGTTTCTTATCATGAAAATCGTATCCGAAGATACAGGCGTGGAAGTGAGGTCGGCCGAAGCTTGTGCCGTACTCTCCAGCCATGTAGTAACGTAATTTTGCAGGTGCAATGAACTTACGTAATCGTTTGATAAATTTTTGGAAGTCGCTTTTGGTAAGCGATCCATTTTGTGGAAGATTTTCGTCATTATAAGTGAGGGTTATAAAACAGTTGTTTTCGTGTAGTTGCGCTTCATGAATACAGCGCATTGCCCACTGACGTGAGCGTTCTAGCCTGCAGCCAATACATTGGCCGCAGGGCAGGGAAATCTGACGATCATGCTCGTCAGTTTCCTTAAATGAGACACGGCGAAATGATTTGCCGGTCGCATTATTTGTTTGATGTCCACTTAGGTAAGCGGTGAGTGGGTGATAACAGGCCATGTGAGGTGGTCCTTATAATTGATTAAAGTCGAATACCGCCCCGCATAGGGTTGGTTTTAAGATTTGCGTAAGCCGTTTTTCCGGCTTGTTTACGGAAAGTCCTAGCGGACTTTGATTTGTTGACTTTTTTTCTCATCATTTTCATTTTTTATGTCCTTGGTTATCGTGTTTTTTAGGTGATTGGTGTCACCTAGCACAGTTACATCAAGTAAGGTAACTGTGCTGCCCTCATTCTGAGGGCTCGGTGACTTGTTTTTCGGCTGCTTGCGCAGGCTGAATATTAGCTGTAGAGCTAATAGTTACGAGTCCAAGCTTTTCAGCTTCGGCTCGGTTGTCTGGGTTGTCCAAGAATTGGACTAAGTTTGAAGGATCATTTGCAAACTTGTTTCGAATTTGGGCCGGCAAGGCGGCAAATTCGGTTTCTGCCGCGATTAACGCGTTCATTGCGGTATGGTAATCATGGACGCCTGAAAAGTCGCCATAAGTACCGCTAATTGCGTTTACGGGTACTTGACCAGTTTTCCCGAAACGTTCGAGGATGACATTAATGTCACACTCGTCTTTATGGTGCTGCTGCGCCCGGGTGGGTTCCTCACAAACCAGCCCGGACGCATTAGAGGCAGCGTTGTGATCGTAGTTATATTGTGTTCTTAAAAATACAGTTGCATTTTTCATTTTAGTTTCCATTGTCAAAGTAAGATGGATAATTGTTACGGGGAGATTGCTTCCCCATGTTTCGGAGTACGCTTGATGCTGATCCTACACCGACTCCAATGTCTCGGAGTACGTTAGCCCCTCTTTCAGCGCCTTTGATATAAACGCCTTTTTCGCCAGCATACAATCTTCCGATTGCTTTAGCTTCTGGCATTTCATATTGAGTTTTGGCTGTATTAGCGCTGTTATTTGCAGATATTGCATTGTTAAGTTTGATTTGTGAAGTTACTTGATTCACAAATTCTTTGTGGCCGGGTAATTGCGCACCCTTATTTGCAGCTTCAACCAGCGCAAGGTTCATATTTGCGCGGTTTAAATCCTCTTGGGATCCCGCTGCTCCGGCTTGTTCATTTTTTAAATAAACATCTGCCTTGGTTAAATCAGTTTGGTTTTTTGCTGCTTGTGCAAGTTGAAAAGTTTGACCAGCACTAGTTGCTCCAGCTCCTAAAGCGCTTTGCATTTCAGCTTTTGCTCCCACTGGTGTAGTAGCACCGCCTTGTGCGTAAGCTAGCATAGGATTTAATCCTGCTGCTTTTAAGTCTGCAACCGCCCTTTGATAGGCGGTATTCGACATTTCGCGCTGAAATCCTTCTTGAATTTGCGCTTGTTGAGCATTAGCTTTGTTAGTTTCACGTTGCCCAAAATAGGAGGCTATACCTCCTATTGCTCCGCCGGCCAGTGCGCCTAACATTAGAAATGGTCAATTAAGCCGGGTACAGAGTACATCGGCATTGGACGAGCCATTTTGACATCAAAAAATGAGTCAAATAGGAATTGTTGTCCGTTAGCTTCGTTGCCTACAGCTAATGCACGATCTAACGGTGGTGTATCTTGAATAAATGTTGCATTCAAGGTTGGTAATGTATTAAATTTCTGGGCTAAATGCCATCCGTCAAGCGTACCGCTTGCGGTGGATTTAAATAAGCCTGAAATTTGTGATGGTTTATAACGATACTCTGCCCAGCGTTCCTGATAGCCAAAGACATCATTGTCGGCAGAAGTGCCTTGAACATAAATTTCTTTGTTTAGGACGGCCTGCTCTCCTAAATGCGCAAAGGCAGGGAAATAAAAGTCATATCGTGTAGAACGGCTCCACATACGTGGTAAGCCTTGTTGATAAGTAAGATCGGCTCGAATAGATACAAGACCAATAATTACGCCATGCTCAGTAAACGATTGAGTAAATCCATGATTATGAGCCAAGGCAGTACCCATAGCAGCAAGTGTACCCATAGGGGTAGTCGTTCCAGTAACGGTCGAACTGCTTGTCTGAGCGATTGGGTTGATGTTGATATCCGTTGATCCACCGCCGAGATATTCCGGACGTTGGAGACGAGCATCAGGAGAAACAACGCCAAAGTGAGCACGAATAATTTCAGTATATCGAGTGCCGCCTCTAGCGTCACGTTCCAATAATTTTTGAATTTGAAACGCTTGGCGTAATTGGTTAATTGTTGCAGCAGTAGCATCAGATAAGTCAGCATATAGTCCTGAAGCGTATGTTGTTAAGCCGGAAGTTGTAGCACCGGCTAAATAAAGTTTTTCAGCACCAGCTGGTGCATGTTGTGCATAAACTCCACGAGGTGTTCCATCGTTTTGAAGTTTAAATTGGCCATCAGCCATAATTGGGGCTGTTGAACCTAGAGGCAAAGATACACTTTCGCCTTTTTGTGGCCAAGGTAATGCAGAGGTAAAGTAGTCGTGGCGTTTGCCTCGACGTTGTAATGTGTAATCGGCCGGATCATCCGGACCGTCATCAAGATCCACTGGTCGTGAATCTTGTAAGTTTTGATCGCGGAACCATTCGTTCCAAATCAAGTTATAAGCACGTGGCCAGAATGAGCAGTGCGATACAGTAGCGGCTCCGCCGATTTGTCCTACTGTTGGTAAGCCCATGTAATCCTGCAGGCTGTTTACTGCGTAACCGCCTGCAGGGCTTGTTGTTTGTGGGACGATGTATGAAATACTATCGCCCGGGTCGTTTTGTTCACCCATGAATTTTTGCCAGTTATTCCATAACAGGCGATTGGGAACAAAGAAGAAGAAGCTATCTAGCTTCATGTTATCCATAATTGGATAAATAGGGGTTGCCATTCGTGCGAAGGCAGTCATTTTGAAGTTAAATGTGTCTCCGGGTAATACTTCGATTACGTAGACGGGTACAAGGTAG